CGGGGGGCGTTGTGGACGCTTCTAGACTTTGAGGATCAAGTCTTGAGCGCGGGGGTAGTCTTGGGGCTTTTGGGGGCGGACTGGCGTCGGATTGCCGAGGAGCTGCGCAAGGGCGGGTATATCCGGGTGGAGAAGGTGGCTGGGGGGCTTGGGGAAGAGGCGTATTGCTTCCGGGTGGTAAAGACGGTGCAAGCGCGGAGGCGGGAGAAGGATCGGGCGCGGAAGGCAGGTGGAACGTCCACCGCGGGAGGGCTGGAAGGATGAACGAGCAAGGCTTGCAGGGTTTAATCAAGCAATACGTCTTAGAGGCGGGGAAGCTGGTGGGTTTGACGCCGACGGATAAGAGCGTCTTTCTCACGGAGCTGGCGCACTTGGGGGCGACGGGGAAGGTGGCGAAGAAGGCGAGCGCGATGGCGCGGGAGCTGGGGATGTGCAGACAGAATTACTGGCGTGCGCAGAAGAGGCTGGCGAAGGCTGGGCTAGACTGGAGCACATTGCTACAGGGAATACAGGCTGTACTCACCCATGATTACACTTCTACTGATGATGGACACCTCGACGGTCAAAATGTAATCTCCCATGATTACAAAAATGCCCCGGAAGGTGGAAATGTAATCTCCCATGATTACAAAAATGGGACGCCACTACCCGGCTCGGGTCAAAATGTAATCTCCCATGATTACAAAACGGTGGATGATGGACGCTCTGGTGAAAATGTAGTCTCCCATGATTACAAACGCACCCCGGAAGGTGGAAATGTAATCTCCCATGATTACAAAAATGCCCCGGAAGGTGGAAATGTAATCTCCCATGATTACAAAACCGGGGAAGAGGGGGAAATGTACTCACCGGAGAGTACACCTGAACCCGAGGAAGGCGGAAATGTAATCTCCCATGATTACAAACGGGGCGAAGCAGGGGGGATGGGTACTAATATATATTATATATATAATAATAATAATATATTAGATAATAAGAATAAGAGTAGAGAGTCTTTGCGTGCGTGTGGGTGCGCGTGCGCGTGCGAGGGACTCTCGACTCCGCCGGATGTGATTTCGACTGAGCCGACGATTCGGATGCCCTCGAAGGACGCAGGAGACTCTCGACAGATTGTCCCGCCCTTGGATGTGATTACGCCCTCCTCGGTGGATTCGACGGAGAAGGCATCGGAGACGACGCCCTCGGGTGATGACAAACTCTCGACGACATCTCCAAGTGAGGCACTTCCTACAGGATTTATCCCGCCGCCGAGTGAGGAGCGGGTGATGGCGGAGTGCAAGCGGCAGGGTATACCGGAAGAGGAGGCGCGGAAGTTCTACTTGTTTAACGAGCAATGTGGGTGGCGTGATGGACGGGGGAGGGCGATCTTGAATTGGCGGGCGGCGTTAGGTCTCTGGATTCTGCGAGGGGTGGAGCGGCTCGCGAAGGGTCGAGGAGGCTCGGGCTCGGCTCTGATGCCGGGGGCGGGCGCGGGGAGCAGCTCGGCGACGCTAGAGATGCGGGTAGGGATAGACGTGGACTAGTGCAAGGAAACGCTTTTTGTTGTTGGACAAATGCCTAAATGTTGTTGGCAGAAAGGATGATGAAGCGATGATTACACGGAACGATCGGAAGCAGGTGCTTGGAGCAGGCACTTCGAAGGATCAAGGGGACTTGGAGCGGGCACTCTTGGGGTGTGCGCTTTTAGAGCCTGCGCGAGTCTTGGTGCTCGCCGAGAAGCGGAAGGTGGCTGGGGAGTGGTTTACCGAGCCGGAAGCGAAGAAGGTTTGGGAAGCGATGATAGGCTTGTGGCGGACGCGGGGGGAAGCGGACGCGATCTTGATTGCGCAAGCGATTGGGAACAAAGCGGTGGTGGCGTATCTAACGAGTTGCGTGGAGAAGGCGACGAGCGCGAGCTATGCAGCGGGGTACATCGAGCAACTGGCGAGCAACCTCTTAACGCGGAAGGTGGCGGAGCTAGGGAAGAGACTGATGGCGGACGCATTTGAGCTTGGGGGGCAGGAGGCACTGAACCGAGCGGAGGGTGCGATGGGGTCGCTCCGGGAGGAGGAGCGGGGAGCGTATGGTGGGTTTAAGAAGATTGGGGACTTTGAAGAGGAGATTGTGCGGGATTATGAGCTGGTGAGGCAGAAGAGGATTGTGGAGGGGGATAGTAAGTTCTTCATTGGGTTGCGCTTGCCCTGGGATGTCTTGAATGTGAAGTATACGGGGGTAAAGCCGGGGATTCACATTGTGGCGGCGCGACCTTCGCAGGGGAAGACAGCGATTGCGGTGAATTTGGCGGCGGGGCTTGCGTATAACGGGGTGAAGCAGCTCTTCTTCTCGGTGGATATGCACCCGAGACTGCTGGCGGAGCGGTTTGGGGCGTTCTTGGGTCAGATCTCCTTGCCGAAGTTGAACTTTGGTGGGTCGAAGGAGGATGTGGAGAAGCTGAAGCGGGGGCTTTGGCGGGCGCGGCACGCGGGAGCCGGGAAAGATTCCAAAGATACGCCGGAGAATGTCTTAATATCCGATGCGTATCGGATTGACCGGATATTGGGGGAGATTCACCGGGCGGTGAAGTATGACGGGGTGAAGGCGGTGTGGCTCGATTACCTGCAGATTTTGTCCGGGGACGGGCAATATGCGAGCCACAAGGAGGAGATCGATGATGTGCTGGGGAGACTCAAGCAGACGGCACTCAACTTGGGGATTCCGATCTTTTGTCTGGCGCAGTTGAACCGAGAGAATGGGAAGGATCCGACGCGGAAGCCTCAACTGACGGATCTGGGGGACTCTGGGAGCATTGAGCGGGAAGCTTCGACGGTGCTGATCTTGTGGAAAGACCCGGATGTGAGGCGCAAGTGGGACGAGGAGCCGCCGTTGTTCCTAGCGATGGGGCAGGAGAGCTTGGCGTCGAAACTGGAGCCGATGTGGCTGATACTGGCGAAGAACCAGCAGGGGGCGACGGGTGAGATGCCCTTTATCCTCTACAAGAATTACTTCATGTTCCGACCGGCTGAGCATGAGGCGGTGCCGAATTTGACGCGAGATGGGAGTGGGCGCGTGATTAAGATGGACAGGAGTCCTTACTTCGAATGTGTGCGCGATGACTTCTTGGCTTTGACGCGGAAGGATGGGACGGGGTTGGATGATTACTTGCGCCGGGCGCAGACGCTGGGCTTTAGAGGGTTGCGGAACATGAATAAGCGGGAGGTGGAGGCATGAAGCGGGACAAGCGGGACAGGGCGCAGAAGCTGAAGGCGAAGGAAGCGGAGGAGGCGAGGCTTCTGAGGGCTTTGGCGGAGAGTACGCGACTGCCGGGGGAGAGCGTGGAAGCGGCGGCGAAGGTGATTGCTTCGAAGCTTCCGAAGAGTGCGCTTTTGCCGGCATTGGGTCGGGTGGGGGTGCTCCGGCACATGTGGGCGGAGCTGAAGGGCGGGAAGGCGCATGAGACGACGAACCGGATGATTGCGGAGGGGAGGCTGAGGGTGGAGGGCTTTGAAGCCTTTGACCGAGCGAAGGGGGTTTTACGGGATTTTCAGCGGAGGGCGAGAGCCTTTTCGCGGAAGCACACGAACACGAAGACAACCAACACAACGAAGACAACGAAGACAACGGAGGATTGAACGATGACTGGACAGCAGAGGCTCTTTTTCTGGAAGCGTGAAGCGCGAGCGGTGGCACGCGAGGCGTGGTCGCGGCTCTTTGAGAACGTGAGTGAAGATCAGGTGATGGCGCGATTGGGGGGGCTAACGGGGGAACAGCGGGCGTTGCCTTTGATGGTGGCGCAGAGACTGATGGATGGACTCTCGGAAGCCTTGGCGCGGGGGCGGACGCTGACGGCGGAGGAGCTGATTGGGGTGCAGGGGCGTTTGCAAGCCTTGGCGGAATTTGCGGACACGTGGCAGGATTTGCTCTCGCGAGCCGATGAGCTGGGGGCGGGCAAGTAAAGCGAACAAGAGAAGCGAAGCGGGAGGAGCGAAGATGGCGATGATGCGGGATGCTCAATTGGGTGGGGTGAGTGTGGCGGCGGCGGAGGCGTGGGCGCGGGATCACCATAAGAGTGTGCGCGAGGGGATGGAGGTGCTCTCGAAGACGCTGGAATATGTCTCGAAGAAGCGGGAGGCGGATCCTTTTGGGTTTGGGTATGAGCCACCGATTTGGTATGTGGCGAGTGCCTTGCTGAAGGATAGTCCGGTAACCGAGCAGATGGCGAAGGTGGTGCGGGCGCGGTGTGGGCTGGAGTGGGGAGACTTTGCGCAGAAGATGCGCGAAGCGTGCGGGTTTCGGGCACCAGTGGATGAGCTTCTCATCATGGGGAGCAACCGCTCGGGGAAGACGGATTGGGCGGCGAAACGGGCGGTGCGCCGGATGTTGGGGAATCCGGGGTTCATGATGGTGACGGGGGCGCAGACGGCGGCGACGAGTCAACTGACGCAACAGAGCCGGGTGTGGCATTACTTGCCGGAAGATCTGAAGGCGAAGAATGGGAGCAAGACGGAGACGCTCTATTTGGTGCACAAGCAACAGAATGGGTTTAGCAACAACCGGTTGACCTTGTCGAATGGGGCGATGGGGCGATTTATTAGTTATCAACAGGATGTGAATGCGATTATGGAGGGCCCGGCGTTTGATGAGCTGTGGCTCGATGAGGAGTTTTTGAAGGCGTGGTTGGATTCGGGGCGGATGCGTTTAGCGAGCAAGCGCGGGACGCTGGTTTTAACCTTTACGCCGGTGAGTGGGTATACGCCGGTGGTGGCGGATTATCTGGATGGGATGGAGGTGACGCGAGAGAGCGTGGCGTACTTGCTTCCGAAGGATGGTGGGGAGGCGTTGCCCTGGGCGCAGTTAGGACTGACGGAAGAAGAGTATCGGAAGTTGGAAGCCTATGTGGGGAAGGAGACGGAGGAGTGTGCGGTGCCGGAGAGTAGACCGGAGGATTGCTTCAAGTGGTTAGAGAGTGCGCCGGGGAGTGAGCCGGAGAATGTGGCTGAGGGGCGCGTGTTTCAGAAGGTGCCGCGGGTGGCGAGGAAGCGGGATGGGAAGGCGGCGATTGTGTGGTTTTTGGGGAGGGATAACCCGTATGGACTGCCATCGCAGGTGATTGAGGCAGCGAGGCGCAATCCGAAGGCTGGGGAGGAGATCCGCAAGCGCGTATATGGGCTCGCGACGCGGATAGCGAGCAGGCGGTTTAGTGCGTTTCGGGTTTCGGAGCATGTGGTGAAGGCGGAGGCGGTGCCGAAGGTGTTGGCGCGGACGTTTGTGTGCGACCCGGCTCCGGAGCGGAATTGGTTTTTCTTGTGGATGGGGGTAGATGAGAAGGGGGATGTGTATGTGTACCGGGAGTGGCCCGGGGAGGATGCGATTCCTGGGGTGGGGGTGCCGGGGCCCTGGGCGGAGGTGTCGTCGCGCAAGCTTGGGGTGAATGATGGGGACAGGGGGAGCGGGCAAGAGAAGTTCGGATTTGGGCTGGATCGCTATAAATACGAGTGGGCGAGGCTGGAGGGGTGGAGGGACTGCGAGCTGTGGAAGGTGCACGCTTCGGAGGATGAGATTCCGCCGAGGTATGAGCTGGAGGCTTGGAGGAGCTGCAATGGGAGTCGTGAGCCTTTACGCAGGCGGGTTTTAGACTCGCGAGCGGGGAGCGCGAGCAAGATTGGGATGGCTGAAGACAAGACGCTCTTCGACTTGTGTTGCGAACTCGATGATGGGTTTGTTCCGGCGAGCGGGAAGCGGGTGAGCGCGGGGGAGGAATTGATTCATGCGCTCTTAAATCCGACGGAGGGGGGCGCGAAGCTCTACATTTCGGAGGCGTGCAAGAACGTGATCTTTGCTTTGCAGTATTACACGGGAGCCGATGGGCAGAAGGGGGCTTGCAAGGAGGCGATAGATTGTTTGCGCTATGGCTTAGAGAGTGGGATGCTTGAGGAGCGACCGGATGCGGGGGACGCGGGGAGCGAAGAGGGCGCGGAGCGGGTGGAGAGAGAGGGGAATTTGGCGCGGGAGGACAGGGCGGAGCTAGATTTTCGGTATTAGGGCGAAAGATTTTGCGGAATTCCGCAAAAGTTTTGTGAAAAAGGCTCTTTTTTGCTTGACGAGTTGGTTTAATAGAGGCACGGACACGGGGAGACTAAGCGGAGCCTTGTGAAACCGGCAAGTGTTAAAGACCGCGCGACCGAACATGTGGGCGTTAAAGACATGGCAGAGGACGAACTGATGGCTGAGGATGCAGAGCTGGAAGGTGAAGCGCAAGATCTGGAAGGCGAAGGCATGGACAGCCACGATGAGACCGAGGAAGAGGACACAGGCGACGCTGAGGGCGAGGAGCGTGATGCGGAAGCTGAGGGGGAAAGCTCGAAGGAGTTGCCCCGCGGTGTACGCAGAAGGCTTGACAAGCTGACCGCGAAGTGGCGCACGGCGCAACGGGAGCGGGATGAAGCGCAAAGTGAAGTGGAGCGGCTGAAAGCGATGAGTGGCTCGGGAGATCCGAAGGTGCTCCTTGCGGTGGCTGAGAAACACGGCATTTTGCCGGAGCTTGTGGGTGCTCGGGATGCGGACGGGCTGCGGAAGCTAGAGAAGGCGGAAGCGCGTTTAGGCATGCTCGAGGATCTCCTGGACGATCTGGAGGACTCCGGGGAAACGGAGGCGACGATTTCCGGGAAGAGCTACACGCTGGGCGAGCTGAGGCGGATGCGCCGGGAAGCGGCGAAGGAGCAGGAGAGTTTGCGAGAGGGTTATCTCTCGGTGCGCAAGGAACTCTCGAAGCGGACGGCGAAGCTTCTGAAGCTGGGATTGAAGGCGGAGGCGGCGCAAGCGAAGGGCAAGCGCATGGCTGAAGCGAAGGGCGCGGACGATGATTGGGATGATGATGAGGATGAAGAGGTGAGCCGGAAGGCTACTCGGAAGCCCTCGAAGCCCATGAAGAGCCGCGGAAGGCGATTGGAAGAACTGGGCGACGGTCGCGATCGGAGCAGGCGGTTCATTATTGAAAACTTCCTGAAGGGGGACGACTGAGAGCGGTTGGACTCCGGAGGGGAAGGAAGGAGCGAAGACGATGGCAGCGAAGACGATTTTTGAAACGCAGGACAGACTGAGTCAGCAGACGGACTACACGAGCGTGCTCGTGGAGGGGCGTCGGGACAAGCTGATTCTTCTGGATTACCTGGCGCGTTCGGGGATTAAGGGGACGGATTCCCACAAGGACTGGACGCGGGAGACGGAAGCGAAGCCGGCTCAGGTGGTAGGCTTTAGCACGATTGCTGAAGGGCAGGACTGGAACAAGTCCACGAGCATTCAGACGAACAATCTGATCAAGAGCGTGATGCAGCTGGTGCAATCCAAGGGCTGGCAGATCACGGAGGAAGCCGAGGAGCTGAACAATGGGCGACTCTCGACGAACTCCCGAGCGGACTTGATTGAAGAGGATGCGTTCTCGATGCTCCTGGGCATTGAGCGGACGCTGGGGAGTGCCCAAGAGTGCGTGGAGCACACGGGCACGGGCGTAGTGACGAAGACGCGTGGGCTGGGCTCTTGGCTTGACCCGGGGACGCACACGGTGCTTCCCTTTGACGCGACGTATGCGCCTGCCGGTGAACTGAAGGGGACGACTGCGATTACGCAGGCGGATCTGGAAGGGATGATGACCAAGGCATATCAGAAGGCGTTGCATCGACTTCACCTGACGGCGTTTGTGGGCATTGGCTTGAAGCGGACGCTGGCTGGGTTCCTGAACATGGTGCAGACGACGGCTGGCTATGACACGACGCTTCGGCGCAATGTGGATGCGGATGCTCGCGGGATCACGAACATTGTGGACTTCATGGAGTTCGACGCTGGGCGCGTGGAGACGGTGGTGGCACCTTGTCTCTTTGCGGACACGACGACCTTTGCGGAGACGGCGCAGAGTTCGGATTGCGGATTGTTCCTTGAGCTGGATCGCTTTGGCTTGGAATGGGTCAAGCGCGTGAAGCACTATGACATGACTGGGAAGCTGGACTTGGGTGGTGGCGCACGCGGTTTCCACCGAGCTGGGTTCCGCGTGAACTGTCAGGATGCATCCGGTTCCTTCCGCGTGTTGCGGACGGCGGAATAGAGGATTTCTCCAACAACACCCCAGGGGCGCCGGACCGCAATGGCGGCGGCGCCCCATTTCGTAAGACAGGATAAGGGTTAGGGCGTAACGAAGATGAAGCGACTTGGGACACGGGAAGCGGTGAGCGGGGAAGCGCGCGAGGAGCTGATTCGCGTGGCTCGGGAGCAATTGACGAAGGCGCAGGAGGCGACGGCGTGTCGGGATGCGGCGGTAGCGAGGATGTTGGCGCGGACGCGGAACGCGGATCCCTTGGGAGGGGTGCAGAAGAAGCGCGAGGGGAGTGATCGCAGACCCGAGCCCTTTGAGGGGGCGGCGGACAACCGGGTGCGCTGGGCGGATTTTGCGGTGGAGTGCACGCTCTCTTTGATTTTGGAGAGTTTGAGCACGGCGGAATTGCGGGTGATTCCGGTTGGGGGGAGTGATGGGGAAGAGGAGAGAGCCTTTGCCCTGACGAAGCTGGCGAAGTGGTGCTTGGGGAGACTGGGCGGGCAGTGGCAGGAGCAGCTCGAGTTGGCGGTGCGGTATGCGCTGACGGATTCTCCGGCATTGGGGGGAGTCTTAGTGAGCTGGGAGAAGCGGGCGGTGAAGGCTCCGCGGGTGATTACTTTGGAAGAGGCGGTGAGCGCGGTCTTAAAGAGTGATGAAACCTTGAGCGCGGAGGAGGCGATCCGGTTGGTGCGGGGTGGAGAGGAAGCTCCGGAGATGGTAAGTGCGCTCGATCTTGAGGGCGTGGTGCAAACGCTTGTGGGGGCTTTTGGGATTGGGGAAGGCTTAGCGAAGAAGGTCTTACGGGCTTTCCGGGGTGGCGAAGATGAGGTGGAAGTGTTAGCCACGGTGGATTGGGATGAGGGCCCGAGGGTGAAGGCACTGCGGTATTACGATGACTTCCTGATCCCGAGCCGGTGCGAAGATGTGGCGTTTGCTTCGCCGTGGTTCCGGAGTGCGTGGCTCACCGAGGCGCAACTGCGGGCGCAGGCGCAGGAGCATGGGTGGGATGAAAGCTGGGTGGAGGAGACGTTAGGGCACGAGGGCGAAGAGCTGGTGAGCTTTGGCGGGTGCAGTGTGAGCCGGGATGAGCTTTCTGGGCTATACCAAGTGATTACGGCTTACGAAGCGCAGACGGATGAGGATGGGGTGGTTTTACGGTGGCAGACGGTCTTTTCCTGCGCGGAGGGGACTGCGTGCGGTCGGGAACTCCTTCGAGGGAACAAGGGGGGTTATCCTTGCGTGGTGTTTAGAAGGGAGAGGCTGAGTCCGAGGCTTCTCGAAAGCCGTGGGATAGCGGAGGTGTCGGCTCCGGAGATGGAGACGGCGAAGGCGTTGAGTGATGGGGCGGCGAATAACGCTTTAGTGGGCGGGTTGCCGCCGGTGCTGGCGCGGAACGTGCGCGGAAGAGTGAGCTTGCGCTCGCTCGATGTGGTGCGCTTGACGGGGGCGAACAGCGAAGTGAAATTCATGCAACCGCCCGCCTATCCGGCGCAAGCGAATGGGGAGGTGGCGCGGTTGCGAGCTGGGGTGTATGAATACCTGGGCTTAGCGACGGCGGATGGGGATAAAGATATGCTGGGGGTGAGACGGCGGAAGTTGGTGAAGACCTGGATGGAGAACTTACAGGAGCTCTTGGGGGCGATGCTGAGCTTAGCGCAGAGTGAAGCGAGTGATGGGTGCCTAGCGATGGTGCTTGGGCGAGCTGGGATGGATGGGAACGTGCGCCAAGATGTGAGCGGGGCATTTAGATTGAGGCTGGAGGTGAATCCGGAAGACTTGTTTGCGCGGAATGTGATTGAGAAGACGCAAGCCTTGGGACAGATTTTGGGGACGCTCGACCGGGCGAAGGCGGTGGACACGACGCCCCTAGCTTTGCGGGCGACGCGGGTGCTTTTCCCGGATATTTCCGACGAAATGATGCAGAGTCCGAACGCCTTGAACGACCGGGAGATCTCGGCGGAGGAGGAGAACTACGTGAAGATCCGCTCGGGGTTGAAGCCGAAGATGGACACGGAGGGGCGTTGGGACTACGCGGCGAGACTGGCGTTTTGGCAGAAATTGGAGCAAGAGAATCCGGAAGCCTTGGCGGAGATGCCGGAAGCGAGTGCGGAATTTGCGAAGCAGTGGGTGCAGGCGTTGCAACAGCAGGCGGAGCAATTTGGCGAGAATGCGGCACTGGGGCGGACGGGCTCGGCGCAGGTGCAACCGATGGCGTAAGGGAGGAATGAAGCGATGGTGCGGACAGTGAAGGCGAAGGTGTTAGCCGAGAAGTTACAGCGGGCTTTGGGGTTCACGAGTGGGATTCCGGCGGGGACGGAATTTGGCGTGCGGCTTGGGGACGCCCTGACGCGGGGGATCGAGCGGGTGTGGACGGCGGCGCATTGGCCCCAGGTGCGCCGGTTTGAGAAGCGGATTTATCGGGCACCTTATGGCTTTGTGGACAGCTGGGAGAAGGGGCAGGAGTGTTACTATAACGAAGAGTATTGGCGAGCTGAGAAGAGTGGGGAATTAGGGAAACCTGGGGAGGATGAGGCGTGGCGGAAGCTGGAGAAGGATGAAGTGGCGCGGTTTGTGGCGTTGGATCAGCCTTGGGAGAATACGGCGATTGGGGTGGGCGGAATTGAACTCAATGCGTTTGCCTATGGGCGAGACCCGAAGGTCTTTCCGGAGCAGGCAGCCTTGGAGCCTTGTGGCTTTGCGGGGGATTATCCTGGGGGCGGGACGACGCGGGTCCTCTTACCGAGAAACGCGCCGAACGCGGTGTGGTGCGCGTTTATCCCGGATCATCCGCGGGTGGACTTTGGAACGGTGTGGGAGGCGGGGGTGGCGTATAACCGCGGAGACGTGGTCTACCACAACGGCTCGTGCTGGATGGCTCTTTTAGATGAGTCAACGGAGGAGCCGAGCGCGGGGAGCACGTGGGAGGAGCAGAAGGTGCCGGAATTCATGGTGGATGCGGTGTTGCTCTTTGCACAGGGGAGTTTTACGAGCGAAGATCAGGGTCGGGCACGGAGCGAAGCGGAGGGACAGGCAAGGGTGGACGCGATGATTGAGACCTACTTTGGGGGGCAGGCGGAGTGGGAGCGGGCGACCTTTAGCGTGAAGCTTTAGGGAAGCAGTTTTTTGAGAAGTTCGTTAACGACAGCAGGCAGAGGAGCGCAGGGAAAGCATGGCAGAGGATACGCGGGAAGAGACGGAGCAGTGGACTCCGACGGGCGGGACGAATGCGACGACGGTGATTGGGAAGATCCGGGAGCTTGCGGAGAATGCTCAGGCGAGTGCGGAGGAGGCGCAAGGTTATGCGCTGACGGCGCAGGAGGCGAACGCCCAGGCGCAGTCGGCGAAGGCTGTGGCGCAGGCAAGCGCACTCGAAGCCAAGGCTAGCGCAGAGACGGCGCAGACGGCGAACACGGAGGCGCAGGAAGCGAAGGCTAGCGCAGAGACGGCGAATACGGAAGCGCAGAAAGCCAAGACGCAGGCGCAGATTTGGGCGGAGCAGGCGGAGAAGAGCGCGGAGGGTGCGAAGGGCGCACGCTCGCAGGCGGAGACGTATGCGCAAACCGCGATGACGCAGGCGCAATTTGCCACGACGGCAAGCAAGCAGGCGCAGGAGAGCGCGGAAAGCGCGGAGGCTAGTGCTACGAGTGCCATCCAAGCCTCGGCAAGTGCGGGAACAAGCGCACTCAATGCCGCATCGAGCGCGGAGGCTTCGA